CCTTGCCGAGCAGGGGATCGAGCTGCGGTGGTGGCAGAAGCTGGCCACCCGCAGGCAGCTGGAGCACGACGCCACCGGTGAGCTGTGCTGGGAGACGGTCGTCGACTCGACCAGCCGCCGGTCCGGCAAGAGCACCCGGATCGCCGGGCTGGCGACCTGGCGGATGGCGCACCAGGAGATGTTCGGAGAAGTGCAGACCATCATCCATACAGGCAGCGATCTGCCGATCTGCCGCGAGATCCAGCGGCGCGCGTGGCGGTGGGCCGAGGAGACCGCGCACTGGGTGGTGATGAGAGCCAACGGCAAGGAGAGCATCGAGACCCCGACCGGCGATAGGTGGCTGGTGCGGTCCCAGAACGGTGTGTACGGCTACGACTGCAGCCTCGGCGTCGTCGACGAGGGCTGGGACGTGCCGCCGGAGGTGGTCGACGAAGGGCTGGAGCCAGCGCTGCTGGAACGCCGGATGCCGCAGCTGGTGCTGACCTCGACGGCCCACCGTCGGGCCACGCCGCTGATGCGCCGCAAGATCGCGGTCGCGCTGTCGGGGATGGGCGAGGACTGGGACGTGCTGCTGATGCTGTGGGGCGCACCGCGCGATGCCGACATCGGCGACCCCGCGGTCTGGAAGGAGGCGTCCCCGCACTGGTCCCGGCACCGCGAGAAGCTGATCCGCGGCAAGTACGAGCGGGCGATGCGCGGCGAGGCGGACCCCGAGGCCGACGACCTCGACCCGATCGAAGGTTTCCGTGCCCAGATGCTGAACGTCTGGCCGGAGCCCAACACCGCCAAGCCGCCGACAGGTGAATCCGTGGTGACCGCGGAGGAGTGGGAGGGCCTCAACGGCTACGTGCCCGGCACCTCTGTGGTCGCGGCGGTCGAGGCGTGGTTCCAGCAGGGTGCTGCGCTCACGCTCGCCGAGCAGCTGCCGGACGGACGCGTCGGCGTGAGCACGGTGACCTTCGACGACACCCCGTCCGCGGTCGCGGCAGCGCAAGCCTCCGGCGCGGCCACGGTGCTGGTCGGCAAGAGCCTCGCCCCCGGTCTGGTCGGGGTCGAGGCGGTCGGCGGCACCACCCGTGCGGCGGTGCTGGACCTGCGCCGGTTCATCGACGACGGCCTGATCGCCCACGACGGATCTGAGGCCCTGACGGAGCAGGTGCTGGCTCTGCGTACCGTTGCGGCTTCCGACGGCCCGAGGCTGGCCAGCAAGGGCCGTGCGGACGGCGTGAAGAGCTGCGCGTGGGCGGTCGAACGTGCCAGACAGGCCACCGAGCCAGCCGCGATCTTCTGACGTCGGATCTGCGTTACCCTAAACACGGCCAGGTCGGCTGCTCCCCGTTGTCTCCTCATCGAGGTTGAGATGTCCGACCAGCCCACCCCGTCACAGCCCGAAGAGCGCGCGGCCTACGCCCGCACCAACGCCGACCTGATGGTGAACAACCCGGACGGCTTCCCCTCCGACCCGCAGTACGGACCCGTGTGGTGGGTGGGCAGTGATCAGGCCGGTGGCGGCACCCCGTGGAACTACGGCGGCGTCAACAACGTCTTCGGCCCCCAGTACGGATCCGCCTCCGCGCTGCCCGTCGTCATCCGGGCCACCGCGCTGATCACCGGCCCGCTCACCGCCGCGCCGTTCAAGGTCGTCGACCTCGCCGACGGCCACCCGCTGCCGCGGCCCCGGTGGATGCTCGACCCGATGCTGCTGCGGCCGGACCAGCGGTTCGTCAGCGACGTCTACCCCGACGTCGTCGAGCTGCCCCGCGGCACCTGGTTCACCAGCTGGATCCGGTCGGCGATCTGGTGGGGCATCGGTGCGTTCCTCACCCAGCTCGACGAGTCCGGCCAGCCGTTGGCGGGCACGTTGCGCAACATCGACTCCCGGCTGCTGTCCACCGAGCGCGACCAGCAGGGTGCGCTGCACTGGGTGCTCGGCGGCGAGGGGCGCGACGACGAGCGCGCGACCTTCGACCGCAACGGTGTGCTGTCGTTCGGCGACATCACCTACCGGCTGGTGACGCTGCGCAACCCGCACTCCCCGGTGGACAGCGAGGGCAACAGCAAGGGCGTCTTCGCGCTGAGCCCCGGCACCTTCGGGATGTCCGCGCAGATCGAGGAGTACGCCCGCGGGCAGTTCAAGTCCGGCGTCCCCAACGGTGTCTTGAAGGTGAGCACACCAGGGTTGACGCAGGAGCAGGCCAACGACCTCAAGACCGCGTGGATGCGCAGCCACGGCAACGACCGCCGCTCGATCGGCGTGCTCAACGCGGTCACCGACTTCACCCCGTTCAACCTCTCGCCGACGGATGCCGGACTCGACGCGGTGAAGCGGCTCAACATCGGCGACGCCGCGATGGCGTTCGGCCTCGACCCGCTGACGCTCGGCGTCTCGCTCGGCAACTCGGCGACCTACAACAACCTGCGCGACGCATGGACTAATCACAAAGACTTCGGCCTCGCGCCCTGGATCAGTGCAGTACAGGACACCCTCAGCGCGCTGCTGCCCGGCACCCAGGGCGCGCTGGTGTCGCTCGACGGCTTCGCGAACCCGCCGCTGGCCGAGCGCGTCGCAACCGGTGCTGCTGCAACCGCCGCCGGTCTGATGACCGTCGACGAGTGGCGGGCCAGCGAGGGGATGCTGCCGATGGCGACCTCCGGCACCCCGGAGCAGGAGCGCAACCTGTCCGCGGCCGAGGTCAGTCAGAAGACCTATCTCGCTGTGCAGGCAGGGGTTCTGACCGTTCAGGAGGCCCGGCAGATGATCGCCGACGCGGGCGGGAAGCTCGACCCGGCCGCGGTCCCCGAGCCGGTCGAAGAGCCTGCGCCCACCGGGACCGACGGTGTCCGCTCGCTCAGGAGCCCGACGTGGCGACGCTGAGCCACCTCACCAAACCGCACGAGAAGGAGAAGCCGATGACCCGACGTCGACCCAAGGTCCGCGCAACCGGTGCACGCCGGGCGGAGCGCAACGCAGAGGCCGAGCCCCAGAAGGAGCCGGAGAAGAAGTCCGAGTCCAAGAAGGAGTCGGGCGACAAGAAGGGCAAGTCGTGAGCATCGAGATCCCACGCCGGTTCTACGACGTGCAGCAGCGCGCGGCCGACATCGAGGCCGTCGACAAGGAACGCGGCACGGTGCTGCTGAGGGCCGCGCCGTACGACGTCGAGGCGCAGATCGACCGGGAGCTGTGGGAGAGCTTCGCCCCCAAGACCTTCGCCGCGGCCAGCAAGGCACCCCACCGGACCAAGCTCTGGAACCTGCACGGCGGTCCGCTGATCGGCCACGCCACCGACGTCGAGGACCGTGCCGACGGGCTCTGGATCAACGCCTGTTTCTCCAACACCCTCAACGGCCAGGAGGCCCGCGAGCTGGCCTCCGACGGCACCCTCGACCAGTGCAGCGTGACGTTCCGGCCGCAGGCGGAGTGGATGAAGGTGCAGCGCCGTGCCGACGGTGTGCACGTGAGGCACTCCAAGGCGTACCTGCTGGGATGCGCGCTCGTGCCGCACGGCGCGTACGACGAGGGCGCGTACGTGGCCAGCGTCCGTGGTGCTGACTCCGAGTCGATCGAGCGGGCACGGGAGGCGCGCAAGATGCGCATCCTCGCCTGGAACGCCTGAGCGGCGTTACGCTAACCACTGACAGCGGTCCAGGCGGACCTGTCGGACCCCGCCCCGGAAGTGGCAGTACGGGAACCAGCGGGCATCACCGACACACCAGCGCCTCCCCCGCTCGTGAAACTACGAGCGTCCAGGAGGCGCTTCTCATGTCCCAGGAAGTACTCAACACTCTCCGCGAAGAGCGAGACCAGGTCCGCTCGAACGCCCTCGCGATGGTCGAGGCCGAGGACTACTCGCCCGACTCCGAGGCCCTCAAGAAGCTCGAAGAGCGCGGTGCGCACCTCGACGACCAGATCAGCCGTCTGGTGAAGCTGATGGACGCGCAGTCCGCAGCCGACGCCCTCGACGGCCGGATGTCCAAGGCCACCCAGAAGCGTGCCGCGGTCACCACCGAGGAGCGCCCGCTCAGCTGGGGCGAGGAGTTCACCCGCTCCGAGGTCTTCACCGGCTGGACCGGTCGCGGCACCACCGGCAAGCTGGAGATCGAGACCCGTGCGCTGCCGCACTCGCTGACCTCGATGAAGGACGCGCTGCCGTCCAGCCCGGTCTACGACCTCACGGCACCCGAGCCGCCGCCGATGATCATCCCGCTGGCCAACGTGATCTCGGTCAGCACCAACGCGATCGACTACGTGGTCTGGGAGCTGGTCGCCGGTGCCGCCGCGGTCGTCGCCGAGGGCGCGGCCAAGCCGACCCTGGAGTGGAAGCCGGTCGTGACGTCCAGCTCGCTGGACACGATCGCGGGCACCACCTCGTTCACTCGTCAGCTCGCTGAAGACGCCAGTGCAGTACAAAGTTTCATCAACGGCGAGCTGCAGCGCGAGGTCACCAAGAAGGTCGAGGCCGAGGCCAAGGCCGCGCTCGCTGCCGCGACGCTGCCCACCGCCACCGGTCCGGCCGACGCCGGTGTCTCCGGCGCGGTCCGTGCGGGCAAGGCCGCGGTGCAGGCTGCGGGCTACAACCCCAACGGATTCCTCATCTCCAGCGACGACCTCGTCGGCGTCGACATCGCGGGCATGGCCATGTTCCGCGGCGACCCGTACTGGGGCCTGACCCCGGTCGTGGACCCGGAGATGAGCGCGGGCGACGACATCATCGTCGGCGACTTCAAGGCCGGTGTGCAGCACTACCGCCGCAACAGCGTGCAGCTGTTTTTGACCGACTCCCATGCGGACGCCTTCGTCCACAACATCCTGTGGGCGCTGGCCGAGCAGCGGTGCAAGACGATCGTCACCAAGCCCGCCGCCATGGTCTCGGTCTCGGCTGGCTGATGAACACGCCCACGCTCGCCGACCTCAAGTCCTTCCTGGGCATTGAGGCCGACGACACGGCCGACGACGTTGCGCTGCAGGAGTCGCTCGACGCGGCTCTTGCGGCGCAGCGCGCCGTCTGCACGCTGCCGTGCGACCTGTTCGGCGACGAGGACTACACCCCCGACCTGGTGCTCGCGATCAACCTGCGCGCGCAGCGTCTGGTCGCGCGGCGCAACTCCCCAGAGGGCATCATCGGCGTCAGCGGCG